TGTGTATGAGAAGCCATTTTGGTCGTAAAGAGCAGAGGCGTGAGGAGGCAGTAACTCGTGCCAAAGAGAGAGAAGCGTACATTTCCTCTCTATCACAGGAACAGATTGCCGGTCTTAGAGTTGGCATGAAGGAAAAGGTTAAGCACGGTGTGTTGTCGAAGTCAGAAGCGTTGGAGCAGGTTGCAACCTGGTCTTCTGTTTCTCCGAAGCTGATTCTCTGGCTAAATAATTATACTTCTTCCGGCAAGATCAATACTTCTAAGAAGAAGAAGAAGGCAAAGAAGAATGACAAGAGAAGAAAGAACACATCTTGATAATATCGAAAGAGACGAAGAACGTAGGCTCAGACATGCTCGACTAAGAGTTCTCGACCTTCAGGAAAGTGAATTAAAGTCCATACAAAATCGTCATGGATTCTTCACTACATTTTTGGCATTGGTATATCTTGTAGTTCTTTCTATTTCACAGTTCTGTAAATAGTAAAAAAAAGACCTCCATGCCAAATTTAGGTATGGGGGTTTTTTGTATTTCGACTATATATACTATGTATCTGTCATTTTTCATATATGGAGAGTAAACAATGGCTGAAGGTAATGTAGAAGACGCAACAATCGTCGGAAGTGGTAGTCCTGATTTGAATCAGAATGAGATTGGTACCTCTGATGAGTTTTGGGAAAATTTATCTGATCCTGATCAGGATTTGAGTACGTTTGTTTGGTTGGTAGGTTTGGTTTTTGATATTGATTCTGAGCCGACGCGAGCGTTTATCACTGCTCGATCTAAGGAAGCTGCTGTAAATAAGATTTGTCAGATTTTGGCATCGGACGATTTGACCAAATATTCTGGCTTGAATCCTCAGGATTATGATAGTGCTCTTGATTTTATGCGAGCGTATTTTGATGGTTCGCCGAATCGAGATGTATTCATGATGCTTTCTCCTCTGGAGTAAAAAATGTCCAATTTAAGTTATCTGGAAGATAGCGCAATCTATGAAGTTGAGAATGCTGTTCTTGAGGCCATGGATGAAGGGCTGATGAATGATTCCGAAATCGTAGATTGGGTTATGAGTAGAATCAGTTTTGAAATTACCGAAGATGATATTATCAATGTTCTCGATAGAATTGAGTCTGGACTCATGGATGATCTAGAGAGCGTTTAATATGCCTTTGTATGATTACGAATGCAAAGGCTGTGGTCATCGGTTTGAGGAACAATTGAAAATTGCCGAAAGGCATTTTCCGACAGAGGAGCCTTGCCCTTCGTGTTCGGCTGAAGACGTTGAGCAGTATATGGGAAATCCACCTAGAATCGGAGATCCTATTGCATTGGGAGTGCATCGCAATCCTTCTGAGTTCAAAGAGGTCATTCAAAAGATAAAGGAAGATCATCCTTTGAGTCCTTTGAACTATACTGGAAAAGCTGATAAGTATACCTGATGTTTTGCCATGTCGAAAACTCGAATATACCTAGTCTAGAATTGGAGACGAAAAATGTCAACGGTTCTAGATTTTACAATGTGAATGGTGTGCTGTATCCATCTGTCACTTCGGTATTGAGTATGCTATCGCGAGACTCTATAAAGAAGTGGCGAGATAGGGTTGGTCATGATAAAGCTGATGCTATTTCTAGAAAGGCATCGACAAGAGGAACGCACGTCCATTCGATTTGTGAAAAGTATATAAACAATGATGATGATTATCTCAAAAATTATATGCCTGATCGAATTTCAATGTTTAAAAGTATTCAACCATTGTTGGACGAGCATATCGATAATGTGCATGGACAAGAATTGGCATTATATTCGGATTGGTTGACTGTTGCCGGTCGAGTTGATTGTATTGCCGAATGGGATGGTGAATTATCTGTCATCGATTTTAAGACATCAAATAAGACGAAAAAGAAAGAGTGGATTACAAATTATTTCATGCAATGTGCTGCATATGCCAGAATGTATTATGAGCATACTGGAATGATAATTAAAAAGGTAGTGGTTGTCATTGCAGTGGACCAAGACTATCCTCAGGTATTTGAGGAGAAAGTTGCCAATTGGATAATTCCTTTCAAGGAATTGACACTTGCATATAGGAAGGAAAATGGACTTTAGTACCTTTCCACATAAGTCAGACTATTTGATGTTGGCTTTCATGTTTACCTTAATGGTAATCAAGTATCTGATTGATGGCGAATTGTAATGCATGTGTCGGCACTTAAAGTTTTCATATTGACGTTGCTGTTTGCTCTTAGTTTTTGTTGGGGATGGATATTCTCTCAGCATTTGCATTTCTATAATATTGTTGTTTTGGAAATGCCAGACGAAGAGTATTATGAGAATCGTCGATATACTGCGGAACAATCGCCCGAGACTGAAAAGACTCCGGCGATGCACAAGCAGATTGAAGTAGATTGCCTTGCAAAGAATATTTATTTTGAGGCAGGTAATCAGTCTGTTTCAGGTAAAGAAGCAGTTGGTATTGTAGTTCTGAATCGTGTTGAGCATCCTAATTATCCTGACAGCATTTGTGATGTGATATTTCAGAAGAGTCAATTCTCTTGGTATTGGGATGGTAAATCTGATAATCCTGAAGTACATGATCCTCAATGGGAAGTGTCAAAGAATGTTGCGAAGCAGTTGATAATGCGCTATAATCAGGACATGCTCTTTGATGATGAGTTTGGTGCGACTCACTACCATGCAGATTATGTAAATCCTCATTGGGCAAAGAGTTTGCAGCAAATTGCAAAGATTGATAATCATATTTTTTATAGGTGATGAATGAAGAAAACTAGGAAGTCCTCTAATGAATTTTCGAGAAGTGTTGAGTCTCTTGTACTGAAGAATAATGGTAATTTGAATTATATTGATGCTGTATGTGTTCGGGCTGAAGAGTTCGGAATTGAAGTTGAAGCTGCGGCTAAGTTGATGAATCATAGGTTGCAGAAGAATATTCATCGTGATGCGAAGAGGTTTCGTCTAGTTAAAAATGAATTGGCTAATTGATTTTGCGATTAACTCTCCTGCTCCTTTGCTGATGGCTGCTGCTCTTTATGTGTTGCAAGGTATAGCTTATATTCATCATGGTAACATCGGTTTGGCTATCGTGTTCATTTGCTATGCGATTGCCAACTGCGGATTTGCATTAAATTGGTATCAATTTGAATGACTGCATTTGAGGCATATGAAGCCTATATCGCACTCAAGAAACATTTCGACCACAAGTCTTCCTATGATTTCTTTAAATATCATGGAAAGATGAAGTTGAATAAGTCTTCGTTCGATACGAGACGAGATAAGTTTTACTTCAAGAAGATTGCCAATTTGTTTCCTATGCGAGACGATTTGGTAAACTTTTATGTGAGTGGTTTCATTCGGAATCCAAAGATGTGGATTCGAGATTTCGTTGGTGTAGAAGCAGACAATTTTTATATCAAATGGAAAGCCTATCAGGAATCTCTTGGATATAATTTTCAGCAAGACGTGGTTCGCGTATATGAGTTGTGTGACGGTGACTGGGTATCGACGCTTCGGTGTAATGGTGGTCAGCATCCTGAGCTTTTGAATTATTATACCAACAACGAGATTCAAATGGAAAGCATGATCGGATTGAACGTAGTGCTTTCGTTCTTCGATGATTGGAATAATACTATTGATGATCCTATCATTTGGCCTGGTCTGTATAAGACTTTTACACAGTATCAGCCGTTTTTGCGAATTGATCCTAAGCGATATAAGAAAATTGTGAAAGGAGAATTTCTGAAAAGGAACTGAAATAATCGAATGTCTCAGCATATATATCAGTAATGTCAGAGAATACTTCTGACGAATACTGAAACACACAAAACAATACAAAGGAAATACAAATGTCATTTGCAGACCTAAAGAAGAAGAGTAGTAATCAGCTAAAGAATCTAGTTTCCGAACTGGAGAAGATGAATTCCAAGTCGTTTGAGTCGAACGGAGACGATGATCGCTATTGGAAGTTGACTGTCGATAAGGCAGGCAATGGCCATGCGGTTATTCGTTTTCTGCCTGCTCCTACTGGTGAGGATATTCCGTGGGTTCGTCTCTGGGATCATGGCTTTCAGGGTCCTGGTGGTTGGTATATTGAGAACTCGCTGACTACTATTGGTAAGAAAGATCCTGTCTCTGAATATAATTCTCAGCTTTGGAATAGTGGGCTTGATTCTGATAAGGATATTGCACGAAAGCAGAAGCGGCGACTGAAGTATTTTTCTAATATTCTCGTGGTAGAGGATCCTGCAAATCCTGAGAATAATGGAAAGGTCTTTCTCTTTCAGTATGGTAAGAAGATTTTTGATAAGATCAATGAGGCGATGAATCCTGAGTTTGAGGATGATGAGGCGATGAATCCTTTTGATCTGTGGGCTGGTGCAAATTTCAAGTTGCGCGCTCGCAAGGTTGCTGGTTATCGTAATTATGATAATTCAGCTTTCGCATCGCCTGGTCAGTTGTTCGATGATGAATCGCAGATGGAAGAAGCATATAACAAGTGTAATTCTCTGGAAGAATTGGTGGCGCCAGAGAATTTCAAGAGCTATGATGATTTGAAGTCTCGCTTGAATAGGGTGTTGGGAACAGAGGTGGTTGATCCGACCGGAATCGACGACATCGATCCTGAACCTGAGATTCCTGCAAAGGAAGCAACCGGAAGTTCCTTTGCCGAATCTGTGGATGATGATGAGCTAGATTACTTCAGCAAGTTGGCAGATGAGTCGTAGTCTATAAATCATAGCTCGCAAAGAGTCCCCACACCTTTATGGTGTGGGGATTTTTTCGTTTATTGCGGGCCGCCAAACTGCCCATACACTGGGTGCCAAACGAAAGGAACCGTAGACTGTGAGTCCTTTCCTACGATATTTACGTTAGAGTTGTCCACGGTAGTTCGTTGTGGTGCATTTACATTGGTTTGAGTAATATTTCCCGGCTGCTGCTTCGCGCGGGGCTTGATTGTCCGATTAAATTCTTCAATCTCCTCTGCCGTCGGCCCAAACAATATTCTATTCAACCAGCTTTGATTCTCGGTGAGGTCATTCGCCGAGAACTCTTCGGAAGGTTTTAAATTTACTGGATGATCAGCTAATAGTGTTGGAAATCGCTTGGGATCTATTCCAAGGTCTTTTGCTATAAGATGTTTTGCTCCTCTTAAACTTCGTACAGCAGCTTCAGATCCAAACGGTAGCCTTGATGCGATTCCGATAAGCATGTCAGCTATACCTGCCTGGATACTGAAGTCAAGGTCCCGTATTGCTTGGCGTAATGTTTCTTTATTTTGTTTTCCCTTTTCATCCCCTTTAGCCATCTCTACGACAAAATCGTATATATCGGCGAATATTTCTGAGAAATCAGGCATATCGAAATTTTTAATTTTTTCCCCAATTCCTTCAAAGCCTAACCACTTAGCCGCAAATGCTAATCCGTCTTGTATGAATACTAATAGGTCGTCTACAAAGAATTGAATTAGGGCTTCAAGGCCTCCTCCAAAACCTGCAATAATTTTATCCCCTTCAGTTCCTTCTGTAGTAGTATAATCTTCCATAAATGCCTGAACGAACTCAAATATTCCAAACAATGCGTTTACAAAAGGAATCGCTCTGAGACCTTTCCCTAATAACGCAGTTATCCATTTTCCCCCAGGGATTATATCTATGATACTTCTTAATGCTCCTCCAGCAGCTCCAGCTGCGGCTGATGCTCCTTTCATTCCTGGTAGGTTTTTGAATAAAGTACCTAAAGGTTTAAATAGTTTTCCTATGTCTGAAATGAAGTCGAATTTTTTTATAAATTTTGCCCACGTTAGCCCTTTTACTACTTCCTGTAAACCTTTAACCAAACCTGTAACAGCACTAAAGACCACTCCACCTAAACCTAGTAGAAGTAAAGGCAGCAAGCTCTTTTTCAGTCCTGATGGCATTGCTGGCATTCCTTCGACGGATTTGGTTATGCCAGATATATCTTTTCCTTGACGGTCTAGTGATTCGGCCGCGGCCTCTGCATCTTCTTCCCTTTCTTTTTGTTTCTCAAAAATCAGACCCTCTTGTAGAGTACGAAGTATATCTTGATGAAATCCAGTGTGTACTTTTAGTGTTTCGTGTATGCGCGTATATACACCTTTTTGGTTTCCTGGCGCACCTTCTGGTCTATTTCTTCTTCCCTGTTCTTTAACTTGTGCTATTGTGACTGCCGGCATAGTGTTTTCTCCATGAAATGCTAGGTATATTTATACATAGTTACATGGCATATAGAGGAAAATGGAAACCAAAGAATATTCATAAGTATGCGGGTGATTATAAAAAGATTACCTATCGTAGTCTGTGGGAGCGCCAAGCCTTTCGTTGGTGTGACGAAAATCCTGACGTTGTGTCTTGGTGTTCAGAAGAAGTTGTTGTGCCATATCGTTCGCAGGTTGATGGGAAACTTCACAGATATTTTGTTGATTTGAAAATCACATATCAATCTGGCAAAACTGTTCTGGTTGAAATTAAACCAAAAAAACAAGTTGAAGCTCCAAAAAAAGGTAAGCGTGCTACGAGAAGATATATTACCGAAGTAAAGAGATATGGAACAAACATATCAAAGTGGGAGTATGCAGAAGAGTATGCGAAAGATAGAGGTTGGGAGTTTCAGATATGGACAGAAGATACACTCACAAAGAAGGGAATAAAAATAATCAAACCGGATAAATACAAGTATGGCCGCAAGAAGAACAACATTTGAACGAATCTATCATCGGGGCGCTGAAGCTGAGGTGCTACCTGTGTATGAGCAACGAGCCAAGGATTGGTTTCGTGATGTTTCGCAAACTGTTCGTGTTGTTCCTAGAAAAATCATGATTGAAAATCTAAGAAAACAAACACCAGCTCTTCGTGGTAGAAGAATCTTAGGTAATATGTATTGTTTCTTTTATGAGCCAAAGATGAAAGAGACGCTAGATTATTATGATCGGTTTCCTTTGGTGTTTCCTATAGAGAATTATGACGATGGGTTTTTGGCTTTAAATATGCATTACTTGCCTCCTATACTTAGAGCTAGATTTATGGATAATTTATATTATGCGTTAAATAATGAAAAGTATGATTCTACCACGAAACTTAGACCCACATTAATTGAGTATGATATATTGAATGGACTGGCTAAATATAAGTATTATCGGCCATGCATAAAACGATATTTGACGAGTCAGGTAAGTGGTAAGTTTTTGAAAGTTGATCCTAAAGATTGGGAAATTGCATTGTTTCTTCCTATGGATCGTTTTAAAGGCGCTCGCCGACAACGGGTTTGGAAAGAGAGCAGAGATACCATAAGGAAACAAAATACATGAGTTTTGATATATCAGCCTTTAGAAATCAAATATCAAAAGGATTAGGAGTACAGAGCAATTTCCGTGTTCTTTTTTCTGGTCCATTATTTCGTTCTCATAGTATAGAAGCGATGACCTTTTTGTGTAATCAGGGATCAATTCCTGGTAGATTAATAGATGCTTCCGATGTTAATACATACGGCACACGACGACGCCAGGCTCATCGAAATGTTTATGATGATTTGCAGTTGAGTTTTTATTGTAGGGATGATGATTTATTTCCAAAGCCACTGTTCGACGAATGGCAAAATGCGATGGTTGAAGTGACTACAGGTCGAGCAAATTATTATGATAACTATGCCTGTGATATTGAAATTGAGCAACTAGATACTCAGGGGAATGTATCATATTCTACTCGTATTGTAGATGCATTTCCGACAAATGTTAATCCGATGGCACTTGATTGGAGTGCCAGTGGAGTTATACATAATTTGTCTGTTGTGTTTTCTATCAGAAAGGCGATACCACAAAGAGTTTCGCTTTCACCTTTTGGAAATTGGTTATCTGCAAACAATCTATATCCAAACTTAGATATAGATGGAGCGATTGATGAGTTTGGAATGTCCTTGATCAATAGAAATGGAGTTCAAGCCATCAAGCGTTGGGAGAGGGGTCGCACCTTTGCAGAAAATCTTGCTGACCTTGCGTTTTAATTATATAATATGGAGAATATATTATGGCATTACCTAAGATAGCTACGCCCACATTTACACTAGAGCTTCCTTCTAATGGAAAGTCTATAAATTATAGGCCATTTTTAGTAAAGGAAGAAAAACTGTTGTTGATGGCTCAAGAGGGTGGAGACGAAACTGAAATAATGAATGCAATTGTTCAAGTTCTTAATGAATGTTGTTTTGATGATTCGATAGATTTTTCTAAACATCCAACATTTGATATCGAATATTACTTTCTTCAATTGAGGTCTAGGTCCATTGGAGAGCATGTAGAGTTAGCAATAGCTTGTAAGGAATGTGATGATAAACTTGAATTCCAAATCAATCTACTGGAAGATATTACAATAGATAAAAATAAAGATCATACGAATCGTCTACAGTTGACTGATGATGTGGGTGTTGTGATGAAATATCCAACGGTGCGTGATACTGCTACTATTCAAAATTCGGATACAAATAATATCGAACAAAGTTTTAGTGTTATTATCAATTCGATTGAATCAATTTATGATAATACTTCGGTATATTATGCAAAGGAAACTAGTAGAGAAGAAATGGAAGATTTTTTGTATGGTTTGCCTCAGACTTGTTTTAAGAAGGTGACTGATTTTTTTGAGACCATGCCTAAGTT